ACCGCCAATCAATTCAATTGGTTTTCCAATGCCATATTTAAGAGCACCACCAATTAGTCTGTTTTGGATAGCCCCTGCACGGGCGGCAAGCATAGCGGCTTTCTCTCCCATACCAATAGCACGAAGACCAAGTCCTCCAATCTTAGCAAAAGGAATAAACAACGAGGGGTCAGCAATATAACTCATTGCCTGAGTCATTTCGTGGTCAATGTAATCTTTGTTGACTAACAAGGTTTTCTTTCCTTCTGCTAGGTCAATTGAATCTAAATTAAACTCTCTTGCTTCTTGATATTGCCTGTATCCCTCGTCTGAATCTTCGCCTGTTATAGCGGCTTTAAATCTAAAAAACTTGCTTGTAGGGTTTGATGATTGAGCAAGCATTCCGTACATATTTCTTGTACCTTGATAGAACGCTTCAACTCCAGAAGGTCCAAGTTTTGCCAAAGATTGCAACGGATGGTCTGCCACAGAACCAGCGGTTTTAGCAATCTGCTCAAAGATGTGAGCAACGCCTTCGCTAAGCAATCCAATGTCGTCTAAAATCCCTTTGTCTTCGTTTTTCTTCCACCCAAGATACCTAGAGAATTGACTTCTATCCATCTTGTAATATGGGTCTTTAGCCTTTTCAGCAAGTTCTTCTCCCGTAAGGGGGGCTGTAAGTCGCTTTAGAGCATCTGCTCTTTTATCCTCTGGCAAAGAGTTCAGGTATTTATCTGTGTCTTCATCACCTGTGTAGCGAGTTACAGAGTTAGCACCTTCGCCCCCAAAGTACTGGGGAGATGTATCAGCGTATATATCAGCCATATTACTTGAGGTTCTTATTACCAGTTCTTAGGGCGGCTTCAACATTTTTCTCAGCCTCTGGCTCTTTAAACATCACGGTGACACCCTTCATAGCACCTGTATTGATAAGTTGGTTCTTAAGCCGCTTTTCAATTTCATAGACTCTGCCCCAGTCGGCATCATCAAGTCTCCAGAACTCTGAGGGGTCTGGAACTGCCTTAGCAATCATAGCCTGTTCAAAGTTAGAGACAGTACCAACGCCAACGATGTCGGTTCTCATAGCGGCTTTAAGGGCGGCAATGTACACCTGAACTCTACCGTAGGCTTCCTGACGCTTCTTACCAATAGGAATAGTGTGTAAAGGAATCTTCAAGACTTCTTTGATTCCCCTGATAGCCGCAAGACCTGATGCGTTATTGATAGCCATTTCGTCAAACTTAGTTAAGTCGGCATCGCTTCGGTTGAACAATCCAGCAAGGAAAACGCCAGTTTCCTGTCCAACTTCTTCTGGAATCCATCCCTTTTCTGTTTGTTGACCAAAGATTCCACGCTTAGACTCACGGACATCAGCCGTTGTCATTTGCTTGCCAGATACTTGTGCCTGTTTGAACGAGTTTCCATCCCAGAACATTGGTCCAATTTCTGTATCAATAACTTTAAAGGCTGATTCAGGATGAAGAGCCGTGTACATAGCATCAAACCCAGAAGGAATATAACTGCGTCCTTCAGAGTCTTTGTATCTTTCCATAAGGAATGACTTAAGACGGGTTTTCTTTTCTTCTGTGGTGAGGTCTTTTGTTACCTCTCTAGTTCCAATCGTTGTCTGAACTTCAGACATAGAAGGAAGTATATCAGCCATACCAGCACCAGCAGGAACGGTTTCGCCCATTACCTTTGCTTTAACATCTCCGTATGAAGGAGGAGTTTTCTTTAAAGATGCATAGTTCTTTTCAAGAGTTGGAATTGAAGCGTCTAGTTGTTTTATTCTAGCCTCAAGAGCCTCTTTTGCTTTTATTTTTTCAGTAACACCCCACGGCTCACCAAATGCTAGTTTGCCTACTCTACCACCAGTCCACATACTGTGTGTGCCTGTATCTTTTTGAATTTGAAGAATTGTCTTCCAAGAATCTATGTATGCTTCCGTTTCTTTAAGGTTGTTGTCAAAATGCAAACCTCCTTTAAATTGGTCTTTTTCAACAGGTCTTGTTCCACGCTTACCTTTTTCAACTCTGTCTGTTGCTGGAGTAAAATCCCAGAAAAACGAGTCAGGAAATTGTTTATCAAACTCAGGAACAAGAAAATCTTCATCATTAGTCCAGCCGCCTGTCATATTTGTTTCAGCACCATAATAAGGTTTCCCGCCTTTAATTATTGAATCAAGATATCCTTTAAGACCTGACCTTGCTCTCTTTGATGCTTCAATTTCCTTTTCGTGTTTTCTGAGGTCAGCACCCCACGCTTCTCTTACAAGTGCGGCTTCTTCTGGGCTACTTGCTGAAGAACGCTTTAACTCAAGTCCAGCGGTAGCACCAGCAGGTCCAGCAGTTCCAGTAGTTCCAGCATCTCCTAAAACACCAGCGGCTTCTTCTTCTGTCATTTCACCTTCAATAGTTGAACTTCCAAGAATAATGCTGTCACCAACATTTGATTTATTGCGGTCAATTCCGCTTTCCTTCATTAAATCCTCAACCTTTTTAAGAGACAGACCAAACCGTTTTGCTACCTTTGCGGCTGTGTCTCCTTTCTCAAGGTCATATCTGAGATTGCCGTCATCGCCAGCATAAGCACCTTGCTCAATTCTTCTTTGAATTCTTGCTCTTTGACCTTCAGCAGACCTAGGGTCAACATACTTAGGTTCAGGTGCAGGAAGTCCTTCAGGAGCGGCTGGAGCAGAAGCGGAAGACTCAGGAGGAGGAAGTGCATCAGCAGTTGAAGGCGTGTTTATTGTCTTAAACCATTGCTCAGGAGACATTCCATTTGATTCTGCATCTTTCTGAAGTTGCTTGTAGAACTCAGGAGCAGACACTCCGTATTCTTTAACAGCCTTTGTGAATTCAGCCTCACTAATCCCAAGAGACCTAGCATAAGCCTGAACGCTGATATCGGTTTTTCCTGCTGGCTTAGAAGTAGGCTTTGCCTCTGCCGCCTTAGACGGAGGAGGAGGTAGTGCTTCTGGGGTTCTAACAACAGGTGCTGGAGCAGGGGCTGGGGCTGGAGCGGGAGGGGGCAGGGGAATAACAGGTACAGGTGCAGGAGCAGGTACAGGTGCAGGTACAGGTGCAGTAACTACAGGAGCAGGTGCAGACGGAGGAGGAGGGAGTGCCGCTGGTACAGGTGCTGGAGCAGGGACTGAGGCTGAAGGAGGTGGAGGTACAACTACAGGTGCTGGAGCAGACGGAGCAACAGCAGTTGGAATTGAATCAGGAAGCATATCACTAGGATATTCTTGATTAACCTCAACACGGATAAGACCACGCTCTGTATTTACATATCTAGCAACAGAACCTCTGTTAATTCTTCCAGTAATTTTTCCATCCTCAAACCTAAGTACATCAATGCCTTTACTTGGTGAAGGAAGGTTAATGGAAACAGGCTTACCACTTGCATCTGTAACAACTGTCTTTGTACTTAGGAAGTCCTTAGTTGTCATTCCAGAACGCTCTACATCACCAGCGTATGGCGTTGCTCCAGAAAGTTCAGCGGTTAGTTTTTCCTGAAGAGCGTAAATCTGGTCAAGGACACCACCTCTTATTTGGTAAGATTGCTCAGGACTAAGCCCTTCAAACGCACCGTCAGCGGCATTATTTTTGACATCTTCAAGCCAGTTGTAAATTGCGTCATTGTCGTCTCCTGTGAACCCAGCCTTTCTTGCATTAGAAAGTTGTTCTCTGAATGCATTATAGTTTTCTATCCCGCTGATGTTTGGATTCCATTTGGTTTTAGCAATCGCTGGCTTTTGTCCAACCAGTCTATTGTTACCCATTTCCGTTTCGCCTTGACCAATGTCTCGTCTTAACTGGTTTGCTCGCATCGTATCGTACATCTTGATGGAGTTACCGAAGTCATTGAATGCAACTTCAGCACCAGCAAGAAGTCCTAACTTTTTAGGAAGAGCAAGTTCAGGAATCTTCTTAAGTTTTTCAATCTGAGGAAGAAGAATCTGGTCAGCGTACTTAGCGTACTCAGGGTCTTTACTAAGCATCCCGTAGTAACCTTGAAGTTGCTGTGCCATCTGTCCAGCCTTGGCGTTAACTAAATCTGCCTTACCTTGGTTTTCATTGTAGGTAGCAATCCCGTTAGCAAGAGCATTGCCAAAGTTCTGCAATCCAGATTGTGAAAATTGACCTATCTGAGCACCAGCCTGAATAATTCCCTGAACTGGCTGGATTCCATTTTGATATTGAGAAAAAGATGAAGCCATAAATTATGAAGCAAGGTTAGCGTTTTCAAGATATCCTTTACCAAGAGAACCAGCCATACCCATAAGCCCAGCAGACCAACCTGCTTGAGCCTGTTGATTAGCGATTGCTGTTTGAGTGTTGTTGGACTGGTTAGCACCATAGATTCCAGCGTTGTACTGAGATTCAGGTGTAAACAATTTAGCACCAAGTCCACCATAAAGAGTGCCAGCACCTTGAACTAAAGAAACAGGTGACATCTGGTTAAGTGATGCCATAAGAGGTTGACCGTACATAGCATTAGCCGACTGGGTTTGAGCCAATCCAGCCGCATACATCCCTCCACCAAACTGTCTAGCCCTATCTTCACGGGCTTGACCAAGTTGATAAGAGTTCATAACTTCTTGAGCAACAGCCTGATTGCCAGAAAGACCTCTAGCCGCCATAGCCTGTCTAGCAGATTGCTGGGCGAACTGTTCCATCTGAGGGGTAAGCCCACGACCAGCATTAAGGTCGTTCATAGCAGATTGTTGCATAGATGCATAAATGCCCCTTGTACCTGAGTCAAGAGATTGCTGGTAGTTCTGCATAGCCGTTTGACCAACCTGATTATAGATACCGCCCTGCATTCCAAGATAATCGCTCTGAAGCCCACCAGACATCCTTCCTGCCTCACCGTACAGGCTTCCAAGACTTCCAAGAGAACCACTAAGTCCTTGTTGTTGCAAGCGTTGATATTGAGGTGTGTATTGACCTTCTAAACCAATAAGGTCACCTTGAATCTGTCCTTGTGAACGCAAAGCATCTTGCATTTCTCCAAGGTAAGAGCGTTGTGCTGGTGCTTTTATGTTTTTAGGTTTAGATAATGCTCCAGCCGCAGTTCCAGCAAGCGAAGACCACGCCAATACTTCTAGTCCTGTTCCCATATTAGTTAATTCCTTTCAAGAGGTTCATATATTTGTTAGTTAAAAGTTTTGGTTTTCCAAATTGTATTCCATATTTGTCTTGGTTTTCCCAGTTAGGAAATCTGGTGTTAAATTGAGACATAAGGTCTTTTCTTCCTTGAGCATTTAGTGCTATCCAATCCATAACGCAAAGGTCACTAGAAGCCTCTGGAAGGTCTAAATCCGCATCGCTGGGAAGAAGGCTAATTATATCTCCTGTGTTCTTGTTTGGCAAAGGATAGGCTACACCTACTCCATTAATCTTACTATCTGTTAATGATACAAATAAATATTTCTTACTAAATGCCCAGACTATGTAATTTTCTAGGCATTCTGACTCCCAAGCAAAACACTCCCTACGACCCTTTAAACGGTTCGTGCGGATAAATGCTATGATGAAATCAAAAAACATTAAGCAGTTTTATATTTATAGATTTTTAAAGTAGAAGAAACAATTGGGGTTGATGGGTATCCAGCAAAAATACCAACAGTCGAAGAAAACATTTTTTGCCCCACAGAAGCGGTTGTGCAGGTATCAAAAACTACATTATTACTAGTTAAAGCGGTAGAAACTTGTTCACTCCAAGTCACTACTCTACTTTGTACTCCATTGTAAGAAATGCTTACAGATGTTGAAAAAGCAGAAAAACGCTCTGCTGATTTATATGTTCCTGTAAAAGCAGTTTCTGAACTATATCTAATGCCATATCCAAATGGAACGCCAACACCAGCCCCAGTAACAGTATCATTGCTATAATTAAATCTTAATTCAAAAACCCAAACTTCTCCAACAGGTTTTGTAAATGGCAATGATGACCAAATTGCTGCAAAATTTCCAGTAACAGTAGAAGTATATGGAGGAATTGTTTCTTCTGTTATTTCAGTAAGAACATAACCTACAGTTCCGTTAACTTGCAATGTGCCTTTAAAGTTTGCTACACCGTTACTTGAAAATGAACCACTAGCCTCAATGTTACTGTTTGTAAAAATATTTTCACATACAAGATTTCCATTAACAGAAACAGAAGCCTTTTTTGTATATGAACAAGTACCGCTATTTAATGTTGTAGGAGTATTAAGTACATATATAAATTCATCAGCAGTAACAGAAGAAATTCTAAATGTACCAGAATAGGCTGGAACTGTTGCAGAAACTAAAACAATTGCATTAGCAAGCAAACCGTGTGCAGTAGAAAATACCGTTACATTAATACCGTCAGAGGAAGAAAAAGACTTGCTATTAACAATTGTTTTATCTGTTGATGTTAATTGAAGGTCATCACCAGTAAGAGTGTTAACTGTATTAGTTATTACAGTACCAAATGTTGCATTAAGTCCACTATTTAAAACATCAGAGACATTAGCCTCACGGAGAGCCGTTGCCGACAAATCGTACAAAAGCACGGAGTCGTTAGATGCAACTGTATTTGCTGTTATATTTGCTTGGTCGGTAATAGCACCCACAGAAAGTACTGCGGAATCGACTAGTTGATTGAGACGAGCACCAGTAACCTGTTGTCCGTCTGTAAAGGTATCTCCTTTAGATAATTGAGCCATAGTTATTGTTTAGATGTGTTGTTTTGTTTTTGCATAGTTGCGTACACATAAGCAGACCTTATCGATGGTCTTAAATTTGTAGATGTATATTGAACTTGCAATCCTGTTCCTATTTTTCTTATAGGAATTCTTCTTGCCGTGTCTTCGGTGAACTCAGAACCAAATGTATCAATGTTTGTTACGGTGTCTGGGTTAAATGTTTCTGCTGTTGTTAGCACTTGAGAACCAGCATCGCATACAATTTCTGTTTCTATTGTGCTATACCTTTTGTCTCCAATGCTGTTAAACGAATAACGCCTTGTTTTCAAAATTGAGTTAACAGCATTTTGCGGAAAAGATGATGTAGTTAGCGTTGAAGGAAGATAAAAAGGAAGAATTGGAGTACCAGCATTAGGGTCTCCAACTGCCCAGTCTTGATACTCATCCCAATTAAGTTGTTCCATTAAGAAAACACCTTGGTCTGTATCAATACCAAATAAACGCCTTTTATTGTCTTTTTTAGCAATTACAAACGCAAAGATATCAAATCCAGCAGGGTATGTGTCAACTGACTCCCATTGTTTTAATATAAAATTATATACCAAAACAGCGTTATTATCGACAGAGGAATCAAGCGGAACGGCAAGATAGTACCTATTGTTCCAGTAGGTTGCAACAGCACGGTGAGCGTAAGTACGGTTAATTCGTTGGATAACATCATCAATAGGGGATGAAATAGGGTCAGCCATTGTGAGCAACTTCATAGACTCCGCAGAGGCTGGTTGAGGTTGCAGGAAGTAAACTCCGTTATCTGAAAGGAAGAAAACGCCACCACCAGCCTGTACAACAGACTTTCTGGCAGAACAACCGATATCCGTTGCAAGCGTTTTTATGTAAGATGTAGCCGAAAGACCATTTCCTGTAGCATATCTGTCATCTCCTACATTGATGTAAAATATACTGTTACGCATAAACACCAAGAACTCATTAAGCGTCCACGGAGCAACTCCAACAACTTGGTCATTGCTACCGCTGTTTATAGTAAAAGCATCAACAGCATCCCAATTGTAAAAATCTAAAAAGTTACTAACAGAAACAGTATCGTAGTCTCTTTCAGTAGTTGTTACTGTGTGGTGCGAACCAAGTGCAATCATACGATTTGCATAATAAAGCAAACCTGTTGAACTTGGGAATTCGTGTCCAGTACCTGCCGATGAAGGAAGTGCTGTTATTGTTACAGTTGTAACATCCCACTCCAATGGACGCTTGGCTCTTCCACGGCTTATGTAAACCTTATCCATAGCCGCTACGACATCGCATCCATCTTGAGTGGTAATCGTTTCTCCTGCTGGGAAACTAATCTTAGCAGACAGCGTTTCGGTTTGTGGATGGTATTTATACAAGCCGTCAGTAACAACGCAGATTATAATTTCCTGACCTGTATTGTCAATGTATGTACCTACGCCATAAATAACTTGACCGACAATAGCACCAATAGTTTTGCGTTGCATACCTTTTCTAACAGTAGCAACACCACGGTCTAATCTGAAATTCTGAGACTTACTAACAATACCTTGAGGCAGAGCACTAGGGTTATCACGGCTGTTAAGCCCGATAAACGCTATATCTCCATCCTTTTGGTATTCATTAGGCATTAGTCTTTAGACTTGAGTTTGTTGAGCATTTCCTTGCCCCAAGAAACCTTCTCCGACTTAGCATTCTTAATGCCAGCGTAGAAGCCTCCTAGGAAGGCTAGGGCAATGACTGTAAGGGATAAAAGTACGGTAAACATAGGTTAAACAATTTGATTCATAATTCTAAAATCAGAAAGCGTTCCATTAACACTTACGAACCAATCAGCATTAGATACAAGAGAAGTTGTAAGAATTAAAGGCGGGAAGCCTGTTACAAAAGAAGTGCCATCTGAAATGCCAGAACTACTTACATCACCAGAAAGAACTCTTGCGTTTACGATACCTGTATTTGTTGCCCTAATCCAATCATAGCCATCAAAAGTATACCACATTGAAGCCGCAATTGCATTGGCTAGTGCTTTGTTATTTGTAACTCCTGCGGCTGGAAGGGCAGATGTTGTTATAAAAGGATTAGCAGATGTAGGTGCAGATGCACTTGTGATAGCCGCTAACTGGTCAGCCGTAATTTCGTTACCGACTTCTACGACATTCGTAGGAATCATAACACCGACTGACAGGTTAATACTCATTAGGCGATAGAATCCTCAATTGCCGTGTTTAGTTCTGCTAGGGTTTTACCAAAGAACATCTGAACGCCATCAATGCAATCAAACTGTTGATTCGCTTCAACTGCACCAATGACAGTTGTTTTTCCGTCAAGGGTGAACCCAGCAAAGCCTTTATATGGAGTGTTTATTGTATACATTATCCAATGTTAAAGTCTGAAAGACTGCTCCCAGTAAGTTTAACTTTGTATTTATCAGTTCCAGAACTAGCCATACCAGAGAAATACGAAACATTAGTGCCTTGCACCACACAAACTGCGTATGCACTTGTTGTTTGATTAACAAGACCCCAGTTGCCAACGCCAATGTTCTTGAGAAAGAACGGCTGTGTGGATGCTCTCCAGCCCCAATCAATAGCACCATTGGCTCTGTCAATTGATACAGCAGAATAAGCAAGAAAGTTTGCTTGCTGTTTACCTACGGAGTCAGCGTATTGTGTGAACTCAATAGCCATTAGACAGTACTGATAGTGATGTTGATAGCAGGTGTACCAGCGTTAGCCACAGCGTAAAGAACGCCTTGATAGTTATCAATTGAGAACTGAGACTGCGGAGGAAGAACAACACCAACTGTATCAGTAGCGTTGCCCATAACCTGTACGGTTTCAGTAGCAGATGTGTTCTGCACAAGAACAATAATACGCTTGGTAGTAATGTCAGGTGGAAGGGTAAGCACTTGAATCTTAGTAGTGCTTAAAGCCGTCTGAGTAGTCGTATAACTACGCAGGAACGGAGATGATGTTGAGATGATTGCCATAAATTAGTAAGTTCTGGTTATATTTAGTTTGCCGTATTGTCCTTGTTGATTGAGGAATTTATCGTATTCCTGCTCAATTACTTCCTTAGCCTTGGCTTCAATTACTGGTGCTTCTTGAATCTGACCTTCAGAAACAAGCCAGTTAGCCGCCGCTCCCCAAGCCATAAACGCAGAGAAGATATACGGAATCTCTATCTTTGTCCAAGATGCAGGATGCGTGTTAGGGTTTTGCCCCACAGTTGTAGATACAACCGTGCAAGTGTAGAAATTGCCAGCGTGAGGCTTACCAAGAACTGGAGTATATGTTCCAGTACCTGAGCCAGAGTCAAAGTAGACCTGAACTCCTTGATAATAAACTACGGTAGGGCTGTACAACTCTCCCTCAAGAGCAATGCAGTCTTTTCTGTACAAGTACCAACCTGACACAATGCCATTTCCAATGATAATTTTACGAACAGAACCGCTGTCGTATATCTGGTATGGGACTTGAACCGCTTGTGTGGTCTCTTGAGGGTTCTTTGTGTAGACAGCAAGAATCTCATCTGCTTCTGTCGCTGGAGAGAAAGAAACAACCCCGTTAGCGTCAGTTGTTGTCGTGAACTCTACAAGTCTGCAAACATCTGCCCATTGAATGGTTTCCCAAGCCTCACGAATCCTTGCGGATGCAAAATCACGGAACTGAGCGAATGTCTCAGCGGTGATGTTGTGACGGTCATTTCCAGAATACTGGAGAGCGTCAAAGAGGATTTGTGAAAAGTTTGCAGTTCTCATTATGTGAGATAACCGTCAGCCGTGAAAATTGTGCCGTTAACGCAAGTACGCTTGGCGTAATTGGAAACGGCAGTTTCTGGATTGTCCCGAAGAAATTCTCTGAGAAATGAATCATCATCCCAGCACTCGTACCCCAGCCGATGTCCCCAGTAATGGAAAGCGGCTTGGGGTATCCGAGCCTTTAGTTGACCAACACCATCGATGCTTCGGGCTTCGTTGGCGTGGTTAAAAATGGCTGACTGTTTCGCTTCGGCATATGCCTTAGTTTCTTCCATTCTCCACCCACGCAGAAGTTCATCCCTAACCCTGTTTCTTAATTCAGGGGGGATAACCTCCGCTAGGTCTTGAATGATGTCAGCCATTGTCTGATTAGGCGGTGAAGTCGAACACGCCAAATGCCAGCGGGTTGTAGACGCAAAGTCCAGCAACTGCTTCAATCATTCGGGCTTCGCCACCACCGTTGTTGGTGAGAGCAGTAACTCCAGCGACATTGCCGCCATAACGAATCTCAACTTGGTCAAACGGGATGACATAACCAGCAAAGGTCGAGCCAACGCCAGAAGTAGCATTGAGATAGTGTGACGGGTGCAGACGGAGTTTACCGAAATCGCCTTCAAACACATCAACCGAAGAGATGTAGGACGAAGCGTCCGACTCACGGTTAAGGGTTCTGATAGCGGTCATCGGGGCTGTGCCTGAGCCTTGGGTAGATGTAAACGCAAGGTTAGTAAAGGCTCTCTTAAGAGCAGTACCAACGAGAGCGTCATAGTCTCTGTATTGACCAGTTTGGCTGTAGATACCCGTGAGGATATTCTGGACAACCGTTTCAGTCAGAGCCGCAGTTCCAACCGTAGAACGGTTAGCCGTAGGCGTACAGAAGGTGTCAGGAACAGCAAGCGTTGTGTCCTTCGTAGCAATTGGCTGAAGCCACTTGTTAAGACCACGGGTGAGGTAGGGGGTTGAACCACCAGCGTCAGCCTGAGCACCGTTGTTGGAGCACATTGTGGCTTCCATATCACGCTTGATAGCCTGAATGCCCTTAGCGACATTGTTAGCGAGTTCATCACGAACCCCAGCAATCGTAGCGATGTCCTGCGTAAGCGGGGACACACGGACGGCTCTGCGGAAGATTTGGATGTAGTTGCTGAGTTCAGCACGATAGGTTACGCCGCCATCCTTGACATAGTTGTCATAGGAGGTCACATCCGTACCATCGACTGTACCAGTCGTCTTAGGTGTAGGAAGTGAATCGGCTTGCCATCTGAAAAGTGTATTTCCAGGTTTTGAACCCTTCTTTGCCATCGATGTGAAAGGAGTATCCTTTGCATCAACGAGTGCGATGAGGTCAGCGAGGTCTTCTCTTTTTCCAGAGGAGATGTCTTTTTCTAGGAGATTTGCCATAGTAGTTATATAGGTTTGGGGATTACAAGAATTTGTTAGCGATGATTATGCTCAAATCGTCACGGGAGTTAGAAGACGCATATCGTTGCTTTGCGACCTGTTCAGCAACCTGATTTTTCTTCAGGGGAACTGGGCTTGCAGACGACCTAGGTTGTGCGAGTACTTTTTGAGGAGTAGTTACTCTCTTCTGGTTCTCATAGACTTTTATGCCTGTAATGAGGTGACCTAGTACTAACTTATGGTCAGGTGCACGAAGTATTTCTGGAAATGCCTTGATGAAAGATTCTGCCATCTGTCGTTCCTTACTGGAACGGTCTTTCCACCACACATAATCCTTTTGAGCCACCGCTTCAAACTGATTGTACGCTTGAAGGAACTGTGCTCTTTTTGGGAGATGTTCTTCAAGTGCATCCATAGATTTAACTTTAATCTTTCGGATGTCCTCAGCCGTGTACTCTACTTCTTCGCCATCTGACTTTGTCACAACAGCACCATCAGGGTTCATTTCGCACCAACGCCTAATTTGTTTGGCTTGGTCAGCCTCTCGGCTGATTTCTTCCATACTACGGATGTGGCTGAACGGGTTGCTTGAATCTGGGACTTGGGCTGGCTTGGTAGCCTCTTGCTCCAATCGTTCCACTTCTTGCTTTAGTCGTTCAACTTCCGCTTCGGCTTCTCTACGCTTGGCAGAGAGTTTATCGATGCGTTTCTTAACGCCCTTTGGTAGACCTCTTTCAATTTCTTCATCGTCAGACTTGGTTTCTTCGGTTTCCTCGGAGTCTTCTGATTCTGAATTGTCAGCGGTTGTTTCATTTTCCTGTGAAAGAACAGCACTATCTTGTTCATAAGCGGTGCTTTCACCTTCCGCTTGTTCCTGACCTTCTTGGACTTCAGGAGACCCGTTCTGTTCCTCACCGCCTAGGAACTTATTGCTGATAATATCAGCGATTTCATTTAAACCAAAAACTGCGGAATTGTTTTCGGTGTTTGTCGTGGGGTTGTTTTCAGCCGTCCCAAGGTCGGCATCATTCTTTGTATTCATTAGATAAGGTCTAAAGTCCTATATACAGAGTTTTAGAATGGACTCAGAACCATTAGAAGCCTTTAAGAGGCAAAAAGTTATTGTTGCAAGAGGATTACTTATCCAAGCCAATTTCGCCTGAATCATACTGTTCAGGTGCTTTTCCTTGGTCGGCAAGTACTTCGTCCCGTGTAAGTATAAGAAGGTCTCTAAAACTTGTTAAAGAAGAGGCTCTTCCTGAATGCCAAGCCCTGTCTTCCCCCTTAGAATCCTTTGAAAGTGCATCAGAAACCTCTGATTCAATGCTGGCATTGATAAGAAGCATAACAGCACCCCAAGTTGGATTCCCCTTTTCAAAGGAAAGACCGTTGATAATTTCGATAGGGAGGCTCACATCATACCTCCTTGCTGTTCAGGGGCTTCCTGCTGGGCTTGCATTTGCTCTGCTTGCTGAATCTGTTGTTGCATCTGATTCCCAGCCTGTTCAGCGATAGGAGTAACTCCCGTGCGACCAATCTGCTTGTTCTGTTGCTGGCTTACGGACATTTGCAGGTTCTTGATGAAGTTATCCATAAGGGCACGGAAATGCTGGTCGGATTGCATTTGTTGCTGTGCCTTGGGGTTCTTAGAGATAATGTCTTGCAGGTACTGGAGTTTAGACGGGGCTGAAGGGTCGTTTTCGACATAGTTAGCCTCGTTTCCAAGCATCATAAGACCGATGTCAGATTGAATTTCCTTATACAGCATCTGAGAAGCCGTTGCCGTGTTGATGATGAGTTCTTTTGCCTTATCAGGGTCGATAGCCTCAATAGCCGCTTTAACAAGTTTGTTCTTGTCAATAACTCCTGCACTATCAAGAGGGAGAACAAATTGCGTAATTGCTTTGAGTTTCTCGATGACAAACTGAGTATCAAGTTCTCTAACATCGTATTTAACTTGGAAGTCATAATTATTGCTAATGGAACTCAAGTTCTGAGGAAGCGAGCGTCCAGTAATTTGTTCAATCTCGGCTGAGTCCATATACTGGAGCATCATTGAGAATGTCATAGAAAAAGCCTCACTCCAGACATCCAGCCAGTTATTCACAAGGAATTGCTGGGTTGTTTGAGTTTTTTGAGGCATTATGTTTGGATGATAAAGTCCAAAGTACGCACAATGCTCCATATCAACCTTGTCCATTAAGGCGAAGGCTGTGTTAGGCTCTCCAGTTGGAGTAGGCATAAATCTGTAGTCATCAACTGATGTAACAGGCAAATGAACCCCCGGAGAAATCTTATTGATACCACTTAGTCTCTTCTTTACTAGGACTGGTGGTAGCGTTGTGAAGGCTGTTCTATCCCGCACGGAGTCACGCTGGGCTTTGACTTCCTCTTGGTCTGTCTGGGCGATTTCAGGGATTCCACGGGTTTCGTAGATAGGTCTTCTAATTTTTTCTCTGCGGTAGATAACAAACGGATACTTATTTTGAGCACTTCCAAGTAGTTCGTGCGAAGCGTATTCTTCGTTGCCAGACTGTGGGCAGAAGATTGTTTGATAGATTCCAGCAATGCCATCGCTGTCAATCAATCTGCTATATGCGTAAACCAGTTCAATCAAGTGGTCATTTCTGCTTACTTGATAATTCAACAAGGCGGCGGCAGGGAGAAGGTTAGGGTCGTTGAAGTTAGATTGTTTACCAGCGGTATTAACAGATTGTTCAACAAATGAGTTATCCCATTCGTACTGTTTTGCCATTGTACGAAGTTCTACTTCAGTAACATAAGTTCTTCTGAAGATAACTCTGGCTCTTTGAATATCAATCGTTTCTGGCGGGAATGAAATCTCGTCATATGGCTTTAAGGAAACCAAACTTGGTTGGTTCTTAGAAATAAACGGTTCTGGGATATGAGCAGTTCCAGTTTCTCTTAGTTCCTTAATTGCCTTCTTAACTGTTGCAGGAGAAACAGTCGGAAGGTACATCTGGATTAAAGACATAGCAAACTCTTCCTTGGAAGGGTCTACAATGGCATCTGGGAGGTCTTTGAGGGGCGTATTGGGGTCTTTCTGCATTCCCATCTGAACAGCCTGAACAAGTTCGTCCATAGATAGTTTCTGGAAGCGTGTAGACATCTCTCGTTCCCACAGGATGTGTAATCCAGCCCATCCGTATTGAAGTCCGTTCTGGGCAAGCAATTCAGCCTCTTTTCGCAGTTCTGTACGCAGTCTTGACTCAACAAGCCAAGACATAAGCACATTAGCGGTAGCGGCTGTTTCGGAATCGTTGAATTCCGTACCTTTTACCTTAATCTGACACCTATCAAAGGTTGTCATAAGGATAGCAACTATTTCATTAATCGTTCTATCAACAAGTCTGCAACGAACATCTGAAGCACCTTCAAAGGGGAATGCACCATCACCGTTCATACGGTTTTCGCTGTGCTTCTTGCCGTCATCCGTCTGACCTTCCCATCTAGCAAGTCTTATGTCGTCATTTTCCGCTATGTTAGCGGTGTTTCCTCCGTTCTGCGTAGAACGCTGGTATTCCGAATAGAAGTAGGGAATATCAGGCTTATCCGTTGCAAATACAAATTTATCTGCGTTGTTGTTGTATTTTTTCATTAATAAAATTAATTAAGTCGTCTCGAAAGTATCGTTTATGGTTGCCTTTTGTGGTATATGTTCTTATAACACCCGTTTTAGCAAGTTGTTCAAGAAGGGTTCTTGAAAGTCCAGAACAAAGCATTGCTTTTTTTCTTGGAAGTAAGCAAGGAAAATAAAGTTCCATTAGTAACTTCCTCCACCCGTTCCACGCATTGTGCTGTCCGAAATGTAAACAGGATTCATAGTCATTAGGTATCGAAGGCAGTCTATTGGGTCTTTCGTTGCTCCCTTGTCGCCATCTTGACCAGTCCACTCCTTGATGCAGTATATTAGATTTTGACATTTGTCTGAGATGTATAGTTTAGGTTTATTCAACGGGCTGATGTCTTGGGACATATCATAGGCAAAGCCGTCATTAATTAAAGTAACGCCTTGTTCAATCCTAATTCCTGCGGCTGGGATAAAATGCATAGGCACTTCCCCGTCATCAAGCATATCAATTAAAGTAACTCCTCCATCTTCTGTTACAGCCTTAGTTCCACCTGCACGGGGGTCGATATATCTCTCAGATATCTCTTCTCCGCTCTCAAGGTCTAGAATAAGTTGCTTGTAGTCGGCTAGTGAGCGTCCTGCTCCGTTTCTTTGGGCTGTTCCAGCCTTCCCGTCTGGCTCTCCAGCAGGTAACGCCCACTCGCCCTCTGATTCGTCTGGGAACTCTCTGTAGACAATGACATCCCCGTCTTGTGTTACCTTTGCCCAGATGATAAACCAGTTTCTAGCACCAGCAGGGTCTACAACCATATAGTTAGTACCCTCGACTGGAATGTTTTCTGACTTAATAATATTGACCTCTGGGGTAAATCTTGGAAATTGACTACCGCTGATGTTGTCAGCCCAACCATACGCACGAATCTTAACTTCGTAAGGTTTCTTGCCCATCAGAGTCTTCTTTAACTGTTCAAATGGGTTGTACGGGTTAAGTTCGCTGTGAAACCACATAACGCCAGCAGGACGAACATAAGATTGTGCCTTATAAGGCATATGACCCCTTGGGCATCCGTTCACATTGATGTTATCTGGCAAGAGCGGGCTTTTACGGTGCTCAAGTATCTTAGCACCGCTTACATACTCTTTTACAACGCTACTGTACCCCGTGATTGGTGTGAATGTTGTGATTAACTTACCAAAACGAGTAACAATACGATACCTCAGGGTTTCAATCCAATCTAAAGGCACTAATTCATCGCACCAAATCAAATCTACCTCGCCACCCTCAATAACATCACGCTTTTGAGCGTAATTCATAAAGAAGCATTGGCTTTTGTTAGGTAGAATAAAAGTGTTGTCAGAAAAACCGTTTTTTTGCGTGTACGATACATTCTGAACCTTGTTTTTACGCAAATCCTTGAACTCAGATGGCAAGTACTTATGGATAACATTCTGTTGCATCTGAATTGACGACTGATTGGTCGTGTGCAGACACCACACTCTAGCATCCTTTGTGTTAATCAAGGTTTGGACTACACGCTTTGCCGCCCACTCTGTTTTAGAGGCACGGTTTCCACCAAGAATAAGAACTTCGTTGTTTTTCTTAAGCATCTCATCTGCTTCAAGCCAATGAGGAAGGTCAAACCCGTGCCTGTAAGGGTCTAGTTTCTCCGCAAGGATTTTATCCTCTCGGATGGAAAGAATTTCAGCCGTTTTTTCCTCACCAACCTTATCAACCAACCTACGGACATCTTCCGTGGTAGGCATCAATAGAACTGGGTGAGGCGTTAGGTTCATCTAGCGGGTGGAGTTGTGTCTGGCGTTATGCCACCGCCTTGCTCTTTTAGGAATTGAGCATATGTCATTCTTTGACCTAGAGGGGTTTTTCCTGTGCGGTCTGCTGGAGGTTGTGGATTTGGATTTGGAGGGACTGGTACATTAACAGAATAATCCATATCTGAAATAGGAAGAACACGGGCTTGTCGTTGTTGCCAATTCTCTTTTGGTGCAATTGCTTTGTGCAAATGCTCAGGATTGTTGAGGTCTAGTTTATGTGTCTTTGCTCTATCCTTAAGATAAGCGTACATTATCTTACGAGCGTTCGCTGGTTCTGCCGCAAGGTCTGGGTTATTGACGATGTCAATTCCAGTTAGTTTAGCAAGACGCTCGTAGTTGTATCTTCCAGTAAGATGAATGAACCCTCTTCCATAATACTTAACAGCATCTGCATCTGTCTTGTTTCCTAGGTTTTTGCCAGCAGTAGTTTTTGCACCATACATCTTTGTGAAGTATTCTTCTGGAGTCCCGTTGTATGTTTCTTTCATCCGCATTTTCGGACCACCCTCAGCAAGCATATGTCTTAACAGATTTTTTTGAGTGTTTGCATCCGTGAACCCTTCTTGGTTCATTTCAATAATCTCATTATCAATCCAACCGTAATTATATATAGGGTCTGTTGCTACAGGTTTTTTTGCCGCTTTCTTTGCCATATTACTGAATCTCTCCTTGTGGTTTATATTTAAAGATGTCAAAATCAACGCTACCATCATCAGAACGCTTAGGGATATAATAGTCTGTGTCTGGAAGAATTTTCTTTTCTGCAATATTTTTATGATATGCCTCTAGCGACATAATGTTTTTCTTTTGCTCTTCAGTCATATAGGAACTCTTTTTTGAGTTCTCAATAATCTTGTCTACCTCTTCTGGCTTAAACTTATAATGTTGCGAGTTAACAAATTCTTGTTCCCAGTTGCTTGTAGCCCCAGCCCCAACCACAGCATCCTTAGCAATAGGTCTTTCAAGAGGAATCATTTCGGTGGGGTCTACTGTGTAAGGACGCTCAATAGTAGCCGAAGGAGGTTTGTACTCCGTGATGATGCTACCCCCCATAGGGATGGTGTAGTGTCTTCCGCTTTGAGTGATTTGCAGGTTCTGCGTCTTGGTGTCGTACCCGCTGATGAGGTAACCGCCAACAGACTGACCAACCTTAGCCCACTTAGAGCCTTGCGGGGTGTGGATTGAGAAAGTATCGTTACCAGTCATCCCCCTGAACTCAACAGGTGGTTGTTTGTTAGGTTGTGCCATAATAAAAATTAATATTTACCGATAAAGCGAGGGTGGCGGGTAACAACCCAGCGAGCACCGTCCCAGCGTACCTTGACTGCCATACCAATGCCAAATTTGGTCGATTCACGGCAAATTACATTTTCCTGCTTGCCATCAATCACCACTCCGATTACACGGGGATTCTTGTATTTGCAGTAAACTGTTCCCTGTTTCTCCGCAGGGGAAACAGTCAAATCGACCTCCTTGAAGCCGATATTTTCCTTGAGAGCACGAACACCTTCCTCTGTCCAAGAAATCTCCCAGAGATGTTTAGGACGCTTAGATTCAATGCGTGTCCAATGAACAACTTCCTCATAAGATGAGCGAAATTGGCGTAAGATGTCTTTTGAAAGACCTAAGGCTATAGAGAGTTCTTTCTCGTTCATATGTCGATATCTGGTCGATGAATCGACAAGAGTCAAGCAATATGTCGAAAGGCAGAGGGGGTGGGATTTGAACCCACGGTGGGTTTCCCCACGCCAGTTTTCAAGACTGGAGCAATAAACCTCTCTGCCACCCCTCTAAAGGTGGGCGTGAAGGGAATCGAACCCTCGACTTAAGCCTTATAAAGACTCCACTCTAACCGCTGAGTTACACGCCCGAAAGTACGGCAAGCGGGGGTCGAACCCGCAACATCCTGCTTGGAAAGCAGACACTCTGCCAATTGAGTTACTGCCGTGAAGGTGGGACTGACTGGACTTGAACCAGCAACAAATCGCTTAAAAGGCGACTACTCTAACCATTGAGTTACAATCCCTAAAGAACCCTGACAGGGATTTGAACCCCGACAAGGAGTACCAAAAACTCCTGTGCTACCGTTACACCATCAGGGTAGAAGGACGCATAAGAGGAACTTTAACCTCTTTCCTCCGATAAACGGAATTCAACTTAAACTAATGCGTCAAAATCGACCCACTAGGAATCGAACCTAGATGACCCGCTTAGAAGGCGGGTGTTCTATCCGTTGAACTATAGGTCGTAAAAGGGCGGGGGAGGGGAGTCTAACCCCTCGTACTATATTCAGAACTTCCTATGACCGTGTTTTAAACCATTGAACCATTGGTTCTGCTAATAATGTACTCGTAACAAAAACGACCCCGCAAAGTAAGCCTTGTGTAGGATTTGAACCTACGACCTTCTGTTTACAAAACAGACGCACTACCGCTGTGCTAACAAGGCAAAGTCAAAGAACTCCTGCTGTATGTTCAAGTACTTTCTTATAGTCAAACCAATTCTTTCTAATTCATCGAAATCCCTTCCCCCAGAATTGGGGGACTGAGGGGGTAAATAACAGGGGGTACTAGGGGGGTGAAAAAAAATTGAGTCAAGCCTAAAATGCTCTAAGGGTTAAAAAAGTTTTCCTGTTCGCTATTTGCGAATAAAAAATGTCTGAGTGAACCTGATAAAAAAACGAACCAATAGTAAAAGAGCCACCCCCCCCGCCCCCTTAAGGTGACATCTTTGGTCAGGTTATCAGGGTTCAGTCGGAAATGAACCGTTCCTTATGGGGTAAAGCCTCCGAATCCATCAACAGGTTCAAAACCCATACTGAACATCAGTTCACATATGGATTTAAAGGGTCTGGCTGGTCTCTGGAGCGGCTAGGACGGTCTGGTTGGTATGTAGACACGGCTAGACCTCAGGAGTGGCTACCTGAGGCTAACTGGGGTGGACTATTGAGGGGGTCAGGCTTACTGGTAAATCGGGGTGCGGAGGGTCTGGAATTCGGCTGGGAAGGTCTCCAGTCGGATGGCATCGTAGTTGAGTTCCATCCGAGCGGCTTCACCAGCGGCTACGGCTAGGAGCACATCGTAGTCCCGCTCACCGTAGTTCAGGAAGTGGCTCACGGGGAAGGTGGCGACTAGGGTGTGGCGGTCGTACCAGCAACCGCCTTCGGCTGGGCTGTAGCACTCACGGCTGACCTCGTAGAACGAGAGGTAGCGGATGCCAGCGAGTCGGTCTGAGCCATAGGAGTACAGACCAGCGAAGCGACCTGCGTAGACTGAGAGGTGGAGGTCGTACGAGTCACGCTTGAGCGTCTGGTTTTGGTTGTAGTCGCTGACCTTCTTCAAGCAATCTTTTAGGATGACTTCAAGAGCCTGATGACGCTGGTGGTCGTCTTCGGCTTTGGTCGCTTCACCGACCTGCTTCCAGATGTCATCGTGGTTGATGATGCTGGTATTCTTGCGTGTCAGTTCGTTGATGGCGAGCATCGTGCCCACCCAGTCGGAATGAATGTTCATTTTGGTTCGTGTGTAGGAGATTTATAGTAGAGGCACGGCTTATGCCGTGACCTCCGTTTCTGGTTCGGTGACTGCTACGCCCTTGAACTTCGTCCAGCGTTTGAACGCTTCGCTGGCGGCTTTCTGGATTAGCGTCTTGTCGTTGGAGAGCACCTTGAGCCAGTTGCCAAGGTAGGCACTAGAGTTATCGAACACGGTGGTAGCGAGCAGACCAGTATCGTTCAGGCAGATGCTGGAGAACAGTTCTGCGACCAGTTCTTCCTTAGCGTATTCCTTTGAGCCGAAGCCGTCAGTCGAGTGTGTGCCACGCTCCTTGAGCGAGTGACCGATTTCGTGGAACAGCGTTGCGTAGTATTGCTCAACGCTCTTGAACGATTCCTTCCGTGGCATTTCAATCGTGTGGAAGATTGGAGAGTAGGAAGCGGATGTGCCACCGTGCGTCACGCCTACCGTGTTCAGAGCCGCCAGTTTTTCAGCCGCTTCGATTGGGGTGAACACGATTTGCTTGTTCGCTCGCTTGAAGTCAGGGAGGTTGCACTTGTTCACGGGGAAGACCGTGTAGTAGCGAGCGAGCAGGAAGGTGTCAGCAGAGCCGTTGACCTTCGTCTTTTTCTTGTCTTCGACCTTAGCGAAGTAGGTGATGGGCAGACCTTTCGTTCCCGCTTCCAGTTGACCTCCGAGAGCCTTGATTTGGTTGAAGGTCAGGTAGTAGTCGTCAGAACCCCAGAAGGCGAGGGTGAAGGCGTTCACCCCAGAGTAGGGCTTGCGGCTCACGCCATTCTGAGGCGAGACGGATGCCCAAGGCTTCTGCCAAGGTGCGACTCCGTTCTGGAGGCTGATGATGAAACGGTCAGCGATTACATCGGCTACCGTGATTTTGGTGGGCTGGTTCATTTGGTTTTTGGTTTTGTAGGTGTCGTCAGGCGACTCACACACCCTAGTAGTCCTATTGATAGGAGTACAGGAGATTCTTCGTGTCGATTGTTACAATTGTGTGACGGGAATCTGGAGGCTCAACCTTTGTGTAGGACGGGTGCGTGTGCGTAGCAGAGACCGTGCCAAGTCTCCTTTACAGGTGCAGATTTATATGACCGATAGCAGACGATTATTTGAACTTTATAATACGCTGAAACACGCATTCCGACCAATGATACCAGCGGTTTTCTCATTTTTACCAATTTTTACACTTCTTTGGGGTGTCAGAGGCGTTTACAGGGGGTAGTCAATAGCCTTGCTCGCACAGGGGGGTCAGGGCTTCTGAGGGCATCCTAGACCCCTTAGCGTTGATTTGCTTGTTTTTGCGCAACCTGATTGACAGGTCTTATCCTGATATCTTTAGTCAGGATTCAATCATTAGTGCCGCACCTATGATTCAGCCCGAATACCCCTTGACAGACCTATGATTAGAGTTCCTGCTGGGGGTCATTAGATTTGCTTATAGCATCATCTGGCGGCTTGACACGGGTGTGTGTGTAAGTCGTTGATATTCAACGCTTTAGAACTTCACTCAGAATGGGGTGTCAGAGGCGTTTACAGGGGTGGGTCTAGGGGGTAGCATCGGCTGGAGAAGCCACCCTCCTAGGGCAATCTTGCCATTGTCAACGCACTTGGCACGGTTCGTGCTATGGGGGTGCATTAGTCTGTCCTTATAGGGGTCATTAGTTCTGCTACTGCGTATCAAATACCCTGATATGACCTTGCACTCAGCCGCTAGGGGCATATCTTAGTAGGAGTAGGGACAACACCTACCCGCTCTTTGAAACCCTTCCCGAAACCGAATGTTCTATGTGGAACAATCGGGGACGGGTAACCCAAACCACAACCACACAAAGATATGAGCCTCGACTGGCTTGCTGAGAAACTGCCCAAGAGCGTCAGGAACTACACATTCCTGAGCGACAAGGGCGAACCGACAACCGTGATGCACCCCAAGATGGAAGCACTCATCTGGCTAACGCTGACCCTGCGTATGAACTACACAGGCGGCTTGGCTAAGAAGAGCGAAGTCTTGAAGCGAGTCCAATACCTGCGAGCGAAGGGTAAACTGCCAGCCCTATGGGTAGGCGAGAACACCCTGAAGCAAGACCCTGCCAGTTGGCAGGGAGCAGACAAGGACGGCAAGTATATCCTAACCGACCAAGATGTCCTAGTTTACTGGGGTCTCTGGACGAATAGCGTGTACTCGACTGGGAACACTTTCAAGCAATGGAAGACCCTAATCGATAAGCGGGACGCAGAATAAAGCAGAGGGGGAAGTCACTAACCCTTCTTTTCTTGGCTCAATCTGGTTGACAACTGGGGGAAAGGTGTTTCTACTACTTTCAGTTCTTTCACAGTCCAATTTCCGTGAACCCTCAAACCTGAGGGAGCGGGATACCCAAAAACCAAAAACAAAATGCTCAAGAAGTGGCTAGCCAACTGGTTAGGTCTTAACGACCTGACCCTCACCCTCAACAGCGTCCAGAAGGATGTCAACACGCTCGACCAAAAGGTCGGTGCTCTCTCTATCGAGAGCGAGCCTGACCTCAGCGGTGTCGAAGACCGTCTGGACGAACTCGAAAGCACCGTTAATGACCTCGACCTTGACGATTATGTCAAGAATGACGACATTGACGACCAAATCGAACAATGGATGGGGAATAGCGACTACTGTGATTCCGACCGTGTGAACGACCTTATCGAGGAGAATACTGAAGACCTCAGCGATTCCCTTGAGGAAAAGGTCGCCGAAGCGGTAGAAGAGCAGATTGGTGAGGCTCAGAAGCCCTCTAAGGAGGAACTTCGTGAACTCATCAAGGTCGTCCTAGAGGAGATGCTCAAGCGTCTCAGCGAACAGAAGTAAGTCAGGGGGGGAAGTTACTAACCCCTCTTTTTTGGTTGCATAAAGGTATTACATTGGATTCACTACTTTCAGTTCCTTCTCATTCTACTTTCCCTAAACCAGCAATTTCGCTGGAGGGGAACACCAAACCAAAAACAAAATGACAAAGCCAGACCTGCGAGAGTTCTCCTCTTGCTCTTATAACCGTATTAAGCAGTCAATTGACTCCCTTGAAACTGCTCTTTACTTCGCCTTTGCAGGTGAAGAAGAGATGTTTCGTGAGGCTGAACGGCTTCATCTAAAAGGTGAGCCTACTATCAAGCAGACAGAAGAGTATTTGACCCTTTGCGAATACTGGCGAAACCAGCAAGACACTTGCGTTTCCATTGCTAAAGCGATTCAGTTACTGAACCCTGAGTTCAGGGACGAGCGTTTCAGGATGGCTTATGGAAGGAATCAAGTCATCTGCGTTAAGCCATATAAAGAGCGTCAGGAAGAGAAATTGCTCATCGGGCAAAAGTAAAAGTCAGGGGGAAGTCACTAACCCCTTTTTGGTAAGTAGAATAACTTTCAGTTCTTTCACATCCGCATATGAGCCAAAAATACATCAATGTATCAGCCGTTAAAAAGTTTGTTAAAATGCAATCTGGAAAAAGGGTAAGCAAGGACTTCCTTGACGCTCTTGACAGATTCATTGAACATAAACTTACTGACGCAAGCCGTGAGCATAACGGGGGTAAAAAGACCCTTTGCTCTGGTGTCGCTGGATACCACCTTGGTCGTAAGTAAGGCAGGGGGTAACTCCCCTTTATGCGGAAAACTTAACCAGAGAGGCGAGAGGGTAGCGTAATCTACCACGGGCATCGGTTGGCGTTGGCGTGTTCAGCCCTGTTGAGCCGACCTCTGGTTATTCACTTTATGCCCATAATAAGTCGGGGAGGTAAAACTCCCCTTAACTTTAAAACTAAAAAGACCTTGCTAAACCTAAAAGAGTAATACACTCTAATCCTATGGATACTTACCAATTCAAAAACCTAAAAGTCCAATACGGAAACATCACCGTCCTAGCCACAGGCTACGCTCACTTTGAACTCTGCGACATCGGAGAGGGTCATTATGAGTTCTGGGGCGAAAAAGGAAAAGAAGAATACCTAGTCGCTTACTTCGACAAATGCGTCCTTCAGGACTATAACCTAAAAGCGAAAAAAAGCACCGCAGAGATGGGCTTGACCCATATTGACCGAAAAAACATTGAGAACCTAATTATCGAAATGCTCAATGAAGACACGGGACTCTGCATCGACCTCGCCATTCAGGACGACCCTGAAGAAAAAAACTAAAAAGACAAAAAAACCCTTGCTAAAAAGCAAAAGACTGTAATACTTTCATTCTCACCCACCTAGCATCCATCCAGTAAATAAATCCTATGAACCCAATCGTTTATCTCATCATCCGCTCTATTGTCGAAGAAGACAATAACAAGGCACAGACCTTTGTGTACAGCAAAGACTCCGCTTTGGAGGCTCTTGCCACCTACAAGAACTGGCAGTCCATCTGGAAGGGTTGCACCATCACCGTTGAGCGTGTGGTGTACCTCCAATCCATCAAGTCCTTCTCCACCGCAACCATCGAGTACTCGGAACTGGTTAAGGCGGCAAAGGAAGAAATCGACAAGGAAGTCGAGCCTTCCTAAAGGCTACTCCTAAAGGAACAAGGGTCACCAACCGTAACGGGTTAGGTGACCTTTTTTTTAGGTATAAATCTTAGAGCCTAAGGTGCGGCAGAGATGCGAGTCGTTATTTAAAACGGCTACGGCAGACTCCGCAATCTGTGCTAAGACCTCTTTGTCGGTAACATAGCCAGACTTTCCAAGGGCATCGTAAAGTTCCGCAGTCTCAAAAGCGGCTTGCTTTCCATCTTCCTCGTAGTCTTCAACTACATAATGAGCCTGTCCACCAACGAGGTATTCGCTACCTTCGTGTTTAATATTTAAGTTTCTAATACGGTATGCATACATATCGTGCGTATATGTAGGACACTAGTATTACCCTGTCAAGCCCTATTCTTTGATTGGCACAATGTCGATTATGTCACCCTTGAGCATCTTATTGATGTCTTGGTGGGTAACCTTAAGGCGGTGCTCTACGACCACCGTAGGAGCGTCTTGAAGAGCCATAACCTTGTCGGTCATAATGGCGATGGCTAGGGGTAACTGACCTGCTGGGATATTCTCAATCTCCTCCAGAAGCCTGTGCGAGCCTTTGCTGACAATCTGGGATAAAAGGGCTGAGGTGTTTTTCTTCCAAGTGCCTAGGTCGAACCCCTTGTGGTCTTCGATGTCCTTCCTTATGGCGAGCACCGCTGGCTTGCTAACGCCCGTCTGGGCTGACACGGCACTAGCACCTAGACCGTCCTTAAGCAGTTCGATGGTCTTGTCACGCTTTTCTTTGGGGACTTTCTTGCCAGTAACCCTTAAAGAAGGGTTCGTGCTTAAGCGTTCTGGGCTTGATTCGTATTCCATAATATTATAGGCTTCTAGATGGATGCATTCCTGCAAGTTGGATTTCTAGTTGTAATCTTATTTCTATGCGTAACTTATGTCTTGTCAATTCTAATCGCCTGTATTAGTAGACCTAAAAATGAGATTAAAGCCAAAAGACATCTCTGGATTCAGAGATAAGGTCATTCTTGAACAGGGTGGCGTATGCTGGCTATGTGAAATTGACTTAAAAACTGTTACCCCGTGCCTTGACCACAACCACGAAACGGGTAAGATTAGGGGTGTACTGTGTCAGAACTGCAATGGCATTGAGGGTAAGATTAAGAACCTAGCAAGACGAGCCAAACGGGAAAAAACCAGTTACGAGTTTGTTGTAAAAATTCTAGCGTACTGGAATTACTTCTCTGCCCATCAGCGTCCTGAATTCCACCCAACACATAAGACAGAAGATGAGAAGCGATTGAGACGAAATAAAAAGGCGAGAGATAAGAGAAAAAAGAAGATTGGGGGTTGACTTGTTGTAATACCGATGGATACTAGTGTTGTTCCTATGAGCAACACCATCCAAATCCGAAAGGGCATTGACCCGTCCTTTGTCCCTAACATCGTTGATTCCGATTATCGGAAAGCAACTGGCTTGAGCAAGTCTATGCTCAGTCACTTCCTCAAGTCTCCCGCTCACTACCTCGCACATTGCGACCAGATGAGCGAGCCTACTGCCGCTATGCAGTTCGGCACGGCTTATGATGCTGAGATTCTTCAGCAGAAGCCCAGCGACTTCTATGCCGTGATGCCAGATGTGGACGGCAGGACTAAGGAGGGTAAGGCGGTCAAGGAGCAGTTCAAGATTGATGCGGCTGGTAAGGCTGTTATCTCGCCCAAGGAAGCAGAGATGATTCCGCTGATGAAGAAAGCCCTGTACGAGCACCCTGTTGCTAACCGTCTTCTCCGTACATTGACGCACAAGCAGGTCGCTTGCTTTGGCACATATCAGGACTCAAAAGACAAGCAAGTTCGCTTGAAGGGCTTGCTAGACGGCTACAACGAAGCCGAGGGTATTATCGTAGACCTCAAGACGGCAGAGGATGCTTCTCCTGAAGGCTTCCGTAAGGCAATCTGGAAGTATAAGTACGCCTATCAGGATATCCAATATCGCTGGCTCTTAACCAATGCTGGTAAGCCTGTCAATGACTTCATCTTCATCGTTCAGGAAAAAGAGCCTCCCTTTGCGGTTGGTTGCTACTCCATCAGCGTTGATGACCTAGCCTTGACCTACCAGTCTTGGGAGATGGCTATGATTCGATTCGGTCATTGCCAGAAGAGCGGACAGTACCCCGCTTACGCTGACGAGGTCGTGAACCTGAAACTAACCAAGTGAGCGAGCCTAAGTTCACGGGGATTTGGATTCCCGCCATCGTCCTGACCTATCCCATCAGCATCACCGCTAAGGTGTGCTTTGGGGTGGTCGATGGGCTGGACAACGAGGACGGATGCTTCGCATCCAATGCGTACCTCCAGAATCACCTTCAACTGGAAAAGCGTCAACTTCAGAACATCCTAAAGGAACTGGATGACGCTAAACTCATTGTCCGTCAAGAGGTTGCAGGACGCAGAATTATCAGGACTGTTAGTAAGGTTGCTTTAGTAAAAGCCCGAACTGACGCACAGGTCACCCGCTCAGAGGGGTGCAATCCATTGCACGGGGGGGTGCAAAATAATGCACGGGGGGGATGCAATAAATTGCACCCATATAGTAAAGATGATAATAAAGAGGATAAAGATACAAAGGATTCTGCTCCTTGGTCATCTCCTTTACCCTTTGAATCAGAAGAGTTCTCCAATGCTTGGATGTCTTGGATTGCTTACCGAAAGGAAATCAAGAAGCCCATCAAGGAGAGCACGATGAAGGCTCAATGGAAGGAGTTCGCACTATGGGGTGAGCAGAAGTCCATTATCTCAATTGAGATGTCTATTAAGAACGGCTGGCAGGGTCTCTTTGAACCTGCTAGGTCTCAAAGTGGAAAAGGTAACACAAAACCATTGACAGCAAGCGACCACGAAGCATTCTGATTCTAATGAGAAACCTAAATAAGCCACCTCGCTACAATGTAGCCAGCATCCAAGCCCAGCAGACGCTAGGCGGTGATGTGATGCAGTCGGACGGGGAAGGACAGTATGTCGAGTTCCGTGATTACGCTTGGTTGCTCACGGAGAAGCAACGCCTTGATAATAATTGTGATTACCTTGACCAGAAACTAGACGAGGAAATTGAAAAGTCTGCTATGCTCTGCGGACAGGTCGAGCGGCTGACCAAGGCGGGGGATGAGATGGCGTTAAACCTTACTCACATTGGATGGAACATCTGCGTTGAAGCGTGGAACGCCGCCAAGGAGGGCAAGCAGTCCAAATGAGCGACATCGCCTGTCATTGTGGTCGTAGGGGTGCGTTGTTTGCTAAGAACGACAGCACTCATAAACTGGTTCGCTGGCATCATTGCCGTGAGCACCTAGATGCCGTCCGTGTAGCCGATGCTGGATTGGTTGATTCTATTATCCCTCCATCTATGCCAGAAATCTTTAGGGATACTGACATCGCTCGCCTTCACCCCAACATCCAGAAGGCTCTGGATTGGAAGCCCAGCGGTGATGTCTCTGGTCTCCTTCTGCACGGCACTACGGGCATTGGGAAGACCCGTGGTATCTGGGCTATCATCTGCCGTATGTGGGCTGAGGAAGCCCTAAAGGACAAGCAATTGAACTTCCAGTTCTTGACTATGCGTAAACTGGAGACCACCATTGAAATGGGTTTTAAAGACCAGAAGCACGGCACGGCTCTAGACCAGTTAATCACGATGCCGTTCTTAATCTTAGATGACTTTGGTAAGGAGCGGCTTACCCAGCGTATGGCTTCTGACCTGTTCGCTATCATTGACGAGCGTAGCACGGCTCGTAGGGCTACCATTGTTAGCACGAACTTCAACGGTTCTACTCTATTAGAGCGTTTTGACGCTAGGGACAAGGAGACTGGCGTTGCCCTTATCCGAAGACTAAAGGACTACTACCAGATGGTAGGGGCAGGGTCATAATAGTATAACTTTAGCCTTGCATTAGTAATACCCTTCTGTTCTTCTCCGCTCCTTCCACTATGAAAAAAACTTCTTTAAAAATTCGTCAGCGTAACAAAGAAATGATGTTGACTCTTCGCATCGAAAGTAAGACACTCGCCCGTCTGAACACTCTTTCAAAGAAAAACGCAATGACCCGTTCTGATTTTGTCAGAAATATTTTAGAAAAAACGGTTGACGAAACCAAGAATGTATAACACATTGCTTCTATGAATCCTTTCAGCACTTTCTTCGATAATAATCCTATGAGCCAAAACACTCCAGAAACCCAAGCCATCCTGTTCAAATCCCTAGTGGACTTCATTGAAGCCAGTAAGGATATCCACGCAGACTCCACCAATCCATTTCATCGCAATCGTTATGCCAGCCTATCCGCTCACCTGCTTGCACTTAAACCCCTTGCCGCAAAGCACGGACTTGCCATCATCCAAATGCCTATCGGTGATTCCGAAAGCGTTGGTGTGCGAACCCTCGTCATCCACGCTTGTGGTGCGTACCTATCGGCTGACGCTCTTATCCCAGCAGAGAAGGGACTCAAGGGACAAGACGCAGGAGCACTCATTTCTTATCTTCGCCGCTACGCTTTGGCTTCGGTGTCTGGCGTGGCTACTGAGGATGACGATGCAGAGACTGACCGAGTCTCAAAGGCTGGAAGTACTGTCTCGCTTGAGAACCCTCCAAAGGGAATGAAGTACATCCCTAACCCTAACGCTGGTAAGTCCGTTAAGGCTTCTGGTGCTATGGTTGCACCCTTCGGTGACCGCAAGGGTATTCCTCTTGCTGAACTCCCGAAGAAGGAAGATGACCGTAGCGTTAAGTGCGGTGACCTCTACTACTTCGCTAAGGTCTGGACTCCCAAGCCCTTTGGTGAATCAACCACCGTTTCCCCTAAAGACCTCGCTATTAAGGCTGAAGCAATCCGTCTCTTTGAAGGCGAAGCACCGCAAACCGCTGACGAAGTCCCTTTCTAATTCTAACCCATAATTCATATGTCCAATACCTATAAGTACTACGGCAAAGGCACGAACTACATCATCCTTTCGGATGGTAACATCGCTCGCCTCCTGAAGCCCACCAAGATTCACCGCCAGACCTACTACAACTTCACCGTTGAAGGTAAGTACAAGCGGTACAACCAGCAGGACTTGGTTAAGTTGCTGGAAGCAGATAAGAAGGATGCCTGAGTACCAGCCAAAGACAGAAGGAATCACCTACCTCCGTCACGCCATCATTCAGCAACGCAAACGCAAAGTAGCAAAATTCATCTCTCTACCTATGGAACAAGCCGAGAAAATCGTTAGCCAAGCCGAGGGGTTCGTCCCTCGTAAGGCTGGCTATGACCCACGCAGGAACTCAGAAAAAGCAGCGGCACTAATCCTTGGCTTAGAAGTCAAGGAACTGGTGGCTAAACTTGACGCACCAGATACGGCTAGTCTTTTAAACAAACTAGCGGAAGCAAAGAACTACATCAAGATGCTTGAAGAGGGTGGAGACATCCTGTACTCTCATTCTACTTCTGGTGGTGGGCGACAAGGTTGGTTGAACACACGGAAGTTCCGCACGAACAAATGAATAAAGGCACAAGCACATATGGTTACGGCAAAACCCTGTTGCTTGTGGTTAAGGCTTACTGTGATGGTTTAACTATGCCAGAGACAGCCAAGGCTTGTGGGCTGTCTTATGGTGCAGTCTATGGTGTTAAGAGGCGTATGAATCTAGATTTTAAACTAGATAAAGGCAGACGCAAGCACGGCTCAGTAAAGGAAATTGTTATTCTTGAACACCAAAACGGATTAACTCCAAGAGAAATTATTAATAAACATAACTTGGTTAGGTGTTCAGTTTACTCCGTTTTAAAGGACTGTTCTATTAAGCCTAATAAAAAATGATTCACGAATTCCGCAATCCAATCCCAGTCCAAACCGATATCGGCTATGGATGGATGATGTATGTGCGGGATGGTGGAACTTGGAGTAACGACATCTTTGCTATTGTGCTAGAGAAAGACGGTGTTATCCGTCATATGCGTACCGACCAGTTCAAGGTTTTACAAAACCCCACTTTCGATATCTCTAATGAGCAAACTAATTAAGTTCGTAGCCGTAGGTGACAACCACGGTGATATGGTGGATAAAGATGTTGCGGCTGAGTTCTTCAAATTTCTTAAGTGGTTTTCTCCTGACCAAGTAATCCACCTAGGTGATAACTGGGATTTTAGAAGCATCAGGCGTGGTGCTGGTCGCAAGGAAGAAGACGAGTCGCTGATTGCTGATGTCAAGGCTGGCAAAGATTTCATTACCCGTGTCCAACCTTCTGTATTCCTAAACGGAAATCACGATGACCGCCTTGACCAGATTATCAACGGCTCGACTAGCGGGATGATGGTAGACTATTGCCACGACCTAAAGGAGAGCATTAAGAGCCATCTTAAGAAGAACGGTTGCAAGAAAATTTACGACTATCACGCAGAACAAGGCGTACATAGATTAGGCAAAATTGCTTTTGTACACGGATACACCTGTGGTGTAAGAGCCGTAGAGGAACACGCTATCCATTACGCAGAGCCTCAGGGTGCTGTCATTATGGGTCACCTCCATAGCATCCAGCAAATCAACGCTAGGAAGCATCAAGGTGCTGTCGGATTCTCTGGAGGTTGCCTATGCGGTAAATCCCCTGAGTACGCCAAAAACCGTCTAGCCACCAGCAAATGGGGGTCAGGCTGGACTTACGGGTTCACCCAAGGCAACGAATGGAAGGTCTGGCAAGCCCACCGAGTGGGCAAGAAATTTATCTATTCTATCAAAGGACTATGACCAATAAAGACCTCAAAGAACTAGAACGAATGTTTGGCACTAAGTGCGAAGAGAACCCTGCCAAAGGCTTCTTCACACGCAGACAACTGCAAAAAATGTGGAACTGCGGAGAGAGTGCTATCTCCAAAAGAATTAATTTGTCCGTTAGAAACAATCTTCTTGAAATGAAGATGTATCGTGTGAAATCTGGTATGGTCACACGCCCAATTCCTCACTACCGTATCATCAAAAAATAATTATGTCATCCGATAATAAACTCAAAAACTTCCTCAAGGACTTCGATGAATCCATCGTTCCCGCTGATGGTCTAGACTACGCTTTCTATGGCGTAGCAAAGACTGAGACTGGCTATCAAGCCATCTACTCAACGGAGCGAATTATCGCCCATTTGATGGAGGAAGATATGATGGACTTCGATGCCGCTGAAGAGTTTATGCACAAGAACATCTTTGATGCATACCAAGGCGAGAACCCGCCTATCTTTATGGACATCATCCCTGAGGAGTTCTGGAAATGAGATTACTCTTCATTCTCTTTTGCGTCTGCTTCGTCTTTGAGGCTGTCCTTTTTGTAGCGATTCTTAATACTTTTAATAAAGACGAAAAGAAGTCCTGTTGCTACAACTGCAAGACTTGTGCCGACAATCCAAGCAAACCATTGGCTGTCAAAAATCCAGAGGCTACCCATAGCCAAAGCACCGCCACCCATCAGAATTAACCCCTTGGTCTTCCAAGGCGTAAAGGCAATTACTGTTAGTCCTGCAACAAACAACCCCAGCCCTGTGGTACTAAACTGCCATAGGGCTTTCTCTTTTAAAGCAACTTGACGCTCTTTCTCCGCATTGTCGGCTATGGCTTGGGCGATAGCAATGGCGTTCTCCTTCTCTTCTACCAAAGCCCACAGGTCGCTAGTCTCAGAATCAATCTTCAACGCTTCTTCTTTGTCCTTCTTGACCGCCTTGTGGTCTTTTGATTCGACCATCCGTCTAAAAGATTCAACTCGTTCTTGCTTTGGCTTGCTGACCCCGCTGAGTCTTGCGACTTGCCCTTCAACGAGTTCTCTAGCAATCCCATCAGGAATGGCAGGAGCGACAGCAGTAAGGGCAGAAGCCGCTTCAGAAACGATTCCTTCGATTTTGTCAATGTATAGGTCTTTCTCCTTGTTGTTGATTATTACTGGAGCAATTGGCTCTTGGGTTGCACATCCGCATAAAAATATTGATGCTATTATATATCTCATTTGAGTTTTTCTAAAGCCTTGGTTCTGACCCAGTCAAACAACTCAGGGGCAATAGAACCAGCGATAGAACATAGAACGCTTTTATAAATAGGCTCTATGTCCACAGAGTACAAGGATAGGCTTGTAATTACGCCTACCACAGCACCTGCCGCTATCTTTCTGAACCATATAAAGAAAGTGTATTTTTCATTTCTGAGGACAAGGCTAGTGAAAGCACCAAGAGCACCGAAGATAGCCATAATCCATCCCCCTCGTTTGAGTTCTTGAATAAGGACTTCATAGTCGTGGTTGTCGTTCATCGTCAGTTCCTCAATGCTCGTTTTTTGGCTTCTTGTTCAGAAGCGTAGATGCCGACTTGAACTTTCTGGGAGTTATAGACCTTGAACTTGTCTCCTTGAATCATAATGATGTATCCGTTGATAGCCTGTAATACCTTTCCATTAGGTGCGACTTTCTCCGCAAAATTTTCTTTTACGCTGTAATTAGCGTTCATATCCCTATAATCTACCTGACCAACATCCTTGGTTCTGGTTGCACCGTAAGGGTTGCTGTTCATACCAAGCAGGTTTGTCTGCACATTACTTGGAAGGTCTGAAAGTTTACGCTCACCAGAGTTAGCAGAGATAGATGTTTCGTGCAGGTCTAGGACATTGATAGGTCTCTTGAGCAACAGAATCTCAGGCTTCTGCCCGTTCTTTTGAACAATACCTGTGTTATAAGACCTGTGACCAGAGTCCATAGATTCTACAAAGTCATTGAATTTTATAATGCCGTAGACATCTCCAGACTTAAGTCCTTTTGTAAGGCTATCTGTAAGCGTGTTGCCCATTGTGCTCTTGAGGTTAGCAAGCGTGAACGCTCCTGCCGTTTTAGAGCCATCCCATTCAGGGAAGAACCGCATAACTTCCTGCTTCTTCTTATCGCTAAGACCTTTCATAACTCTGTCCCACACAGCACCCATAAAGTCGTCTATCATAGGTGCTCTTGTGCCAAAGTTCTGAATGCTACTGTCTTCAAGGGTAAGCATCACGCTGGCAATCAACTCATCATAATTCATCTTGTTGTCCTTAACAATCTTCCTGAGTGCATCAGTCTGCTTGTTCTCAATTACAACTTCCCCAGTTTTTTTGTCCTTATGCGTGGTAACTTTTTCAACGGCTTCAGCCATCGCAATGCGAAGGTCTTTTTCGGAGACAATCTTACCACGCTTAAAGATGTCAAAAACATTGTAGTAGAACTCAGAGCCTTGAACTGACGCTCTAGCCTTCTCGTAAGATGTGAAGGTCAGAGGCATAATTGCTGTAACACCTTTGCCCGCATCTTTGTTTGCCTGTACAGCGTTGTTAGTTAGGTTGACAAACCCTTCACCTTGCGATGCCCAAGCCGCATTGCTTCCTCTTTCAGCCTGAAGCATAGGGTAAGGAAGACCTCCAGCACCCTCAGCAACCACCCTGCCTTCGGCTGTGGTGATGTCTGTACCCGTAAGGGTATCAGGAGCGTGGCTGATTGCCCTAAGCCCTCTGAGGTCATTTAAATCCTCAGCGGTGGCGTACCTGACAAAGCCTCCAGCCGATGCCATAGCCTTCTTGAACCAAGGCATATCCTCAGACTTACGGAGGACAAGCATATCCCTTTCGTTCAGGGAGTACCATTTGTCAGATTGAATCTTGCTCCAAGCGTACACCCAGAGTTCGTGACCCTTATGCTTCTCGATATTGACCGTGCCGTCAGCCTCAGTATTATGAATCTCCATCTCAGGATACTTCAGTTTATTGAAGTTATCCATAGTGGCTGGCATATACTGCCCCGTGTATTGGTCTAGGAGTTTAGAGTAGTTCTCTCCGAATGTCCTGACCTGTGACTTCAGCGGAAGACCTAGGTCGTTTTCAATACGCTGGAAGAAGTCCGTAGCACCCATTGCTCTGGCTCGTTCAGCGGCTTCAGAGTACAGCAGGTGCTGGTAATTCTTACCTCGGTATGCAGGTTCAACGCTGACGCTAGGGTCTGAGAAAATCTTTCTGCCATCCTTTGCTCCAATCTGAGTCTTCCAAGTGATGTGACCAACCTCTTTACCAGCCTCAGTAATCTGAAGGTAGTGGTTGTGTGTGCTCTTACCCGCAACCCTTCCAGCCATCACAGCCATACCTCTGCTTGCACTAGCCTTTTCGGTTTCAAATGTAAGTTTAAGTTCTTTTGACATCTCAGGGTTCTCAGCCGCATAGCGTCCAATGAATCCCTTCTTCCATTTCAGGCTTTTTTGGTTATAGGTTTGACCGCCCTTGTCGTTTTCGTTGACAGAAAAATGAATAGGAAGTTGGTCTTTTATACCATAGCCTCTTTGAGCCTTAACTTTTTGACTAGCACCAAACAGATAAGCGTCTATGTGGTCAGCGGGAACGCCAAGTGAACTAGCAACAGTATCTTTATAGAAATTAGCATCAGACATATCAGAGATAGGCTGTTTATAATCACTAGAAATAGACAGTTTACCTTTCTCAAGTAAATTTCCTTTCTCATCGTACTTTGGCTTTTCATATCTGCCGTAGATATTAGGTCTATCGTCATCATATTTAAATTTATCAAACCATTCGCTATGCGTAAAATCTGGTCTGTCCAATTCCCACATTGGGTTTTTCATTCTAACACCTTCGTTGTCTTTCCAATACCAAAGACCGCTGTTCTTTGCTTCCCAAATATTATCTGCTTTTGTTTTTCCTGTTTGCGGGTAGTGACCAATGTCTTCCCATCCAACATTGTCTGGATTTGTTTTGCTACCCCTAGCGTCTGGATTTCCAGTAATTTCATCATTTCCAACGCTAACTCTGCGAACTAATAATCCTTGTTCATCTTTTGATTCAAAGATGTTTTTCTTTGGTTTGTAGTAATCATCTCCTCCTTGGTAGTCGCTAGGGCTGTAGTATTTTGTGTCCCTGCTTTCTCTTTCAGCCCCAGTATTGGAGCGTCTAGCGTCCGTGTCCGATACCTTACGCTTATTGCCCATTACTTCTTGAACACGCTTGGCAAGTTGTTTTCTTGTATTCCTGATATTGTTCAATTCGTAATTATAAGTGTAGTAGTCTCCTTGCTTCTGAAGTTTTTTTGTAGCCTCTGTCAGACTTGTTCTTCCTTCTACGACATCGCTATAGATTTGCTTTGAAACGCTGTCGCTTCTAGAAGCCTTTTCTAAGGCAATCATCATATCGTCTTTGCTGGCTGATGTAAATACATCGAGGTTGTCAGCAATGTCTTTTACGCTTTGAGGCATCTCAACCTCGTGCCAAGATTTGACTGAACCTCTTAGTTCACTAAGCCAAGAATTAAGTTCAGTTAAAGAAGAACTGCTTTGAATTCTGCCTTTAAGTTCTTTCTCCTCTGGGCTGTAGTAAGCGTTCCTATCAAGAGTACTTCTGGTTACATCGTAGTAACCGCCATTACCAAGGCTCTCTGCGTTCCCAATGGTACGCATACGGGCGTGGTAAGGTCTGTTCTCTGGGTCAATGATAACTCCATCAAGATACTTAACGCCCTGAGAGCGTAGTCTTTCTGCGGCTTCAGACAGCAAAACATTATTAAGTTTCTTGCCACGCATTGACTCAGCAACGCCTGTGCTTTCTACGGATGCCTTGTTTCCGTCTACATTAATGTGTATGTTAGCAATGAAGTTAGGCTTTCCGCTTTTGTGAAACCCTTGTTTAACCTCAAGAGTAAATCCGTATTGAGGGTCACCAACAGAACGATGTGTGTTTTTGAATTCAACTGTCATTCCCTTTGGAAGCGTATCCTTGTTGTCGTTAAAATACTTCCCGATAAATGTTCTTTGAAATGCGTGACCAAAAGGGTCGTAGCGTCTTCCACCACGGCTATCCGTTTCAGCAACGCTATAGGATGTCATAGCCTTTCCGCTCATAAAGTCGGCTTTTATTTTGTCGTTAAGTACGATGTGGTTTCCTCTGGCAAGACCCATAGCGGTGATGATTTCATCACGGGACATTATTTGTTTTCCGTTTGCTTGAGCCTGAGCATCCATAATGCTATTTTGCAGTTCCTCAAAGGCTTTGCTTTCAGCCATTTTAACATTCACAGCCTCAACATAAGCGTCATAGAACTCCTTAGGAATTTCTCCATTTTTTACTCTTTTATCTAGTGCTTTAGTTGTCGTATTGACCAGTTGCTTAAAATCTTCTTGTCCTTGTCTTGGAGTGGTGACTTCGTGAATGGCTCTGGAAAGACTCCCTGAGATGTACTCGACATTTCTAGCGTCAAGTTTTCCAGCCTTGCCTTGTTCATACATATCAAGAACAAGTTTATTGGCATCAAACGAACCGTCAGATGCATTAGACAAAGTCTCAAACAGTTTTTTAATTTCAGGGTTTCCAGCGACATCAAGACCCTTAAGGAATCTTTCTGTAGAGCCGTACTTCTGAATCTTGATTCCGTATTTGGCAAGGAAACCGCCCCAGATTTCAGGAAGTGCTTTTCCATACAATCCTGTACGAGAAATATATTTCATCTGAGACACAGTAGGAGCATCGTCAGGATGAGTAAGGACAAGGGTGTTTATTCCCTTTCTGATAGATTCTACAATCAGGGATTTTAAAGCAACCAAGGTTCTTTCGTTGATGACTTCAAGAGGGTAGGCTTTTTTGTTCTTCATAGCCTCTTCGTGCTTAATGAACTCTCTGTCAATTGCTTCTATATTGCGACTTAGTGTGTGAGGAGATGCGGCTTCAAGTTCAACTAAATCAACGGTTTTATTGGTGTTTCCTTCATTCTTTCTTTTCTCAAGAATTCGTTTCTTGATTTCACCGTACACTTCCGCTTGCTGTTTTGCTGTTCTGTAAATCAAAGAATCTTTTTCTACAAACTCTTTGTTAACGGCATCTAGAACATTCCATAAAGCACGGCTATGACCTCCGTAAAGTGTATTATTGGGGTCTATCAAAGAACCGTGATAAGCCCTGTAAGCATCATAGGTGTCAAAAATATGAAGTCTTCCTTGGCTTGCATAATTAGGAACAGGATTTGGGTTAGACCTTTTGACATCGGCGGTTTCCCACGCAGTTTCCGCAATAGCAGAAGATGTGTCAGTATAAATTCTGCTTATGAATTCAGCAATTGTTCTAGGACCACCAATTGAAGCAGGATTAAATCTCTGATTAGCATAGAACACCTTACCATCGCTCATCTGAAGTCTTAATCCAGCATCTTGGGCGTTATTGAAATCGCTGTATCCGTCTTGATAATATTTAATGTTGTGGTCTACAAATTGGTCCGCTATGTTTTTTAGAATGTCAGGTTGTTTTAGAATCTCAAGCAGGTGGGTACGAGTTACATTTTCGTGAGATGCGTCTTTAGGTGTATGCGGACGAAGTCCAGTTGGGTCTCTTCTAAGACCAATGTCTGCATTACTTATGGCAAACATTTGCATATATTGGTTTACAATAAGGTCTGGATTCCTTTCAATAAATTTAGCAACTTCAAGTGCAATTTTTCTTGCTTCTTTTTCTTTTGCTGTAACCTTTTTAGATGTAGTGTTTCTTCCTTGTCCAGTTCTTTGGTTGTCAGAAAGATAACTAATCAGCGGAATTGAAGTGCCAAAGCCCTCGTCATAAAATGCACCATTTTTAAGGGCTTCAAGAACTCGTTCTCTTTCCTTAAGGTCTGGGTATTTGTTTACAAGTTCTTGAAGCCCTTGAAGTTTTTTAACTAAATCTGTTCTTTGTTCTGTCAGAATTTTTTGAGATTCTTTATTCAAAGCACCTTGAGGAAGAATGCTTTCACTATTGTTAGATTGAATTTCCTCTATGTATAGGTATTTGTTTCCTTCGGAATCGAATCTTACTGTTGTTCTTGTGTGAACAACTACATCAGGTCCGTAGTGACCTCTTACTCCGTGATGATATTGAGACTGTTCAATTCTAATAGGCGTTTCAGTATACTCGCCTTTAGTTCCACCAAATACATAATTCTCAGTCTGCAATCCTCCAAGTTCTTTAGCACCAGTATCAATCCTAAGCGACAAGCCATTGTTCTTAAGAAAATCTGTGATTTCCTTTGGGTCTAATACGGACATATTTTCTCCCTTAGGTGTAGCAATTGGAGAATGTTCCTGTCCTCTCGGAAGAATGCCACCAGTAGCCGCATCGTACCTGCGTGTTAATCTGTATGTAGGTTGAATCTTAGACTCAAGCCAATCAACAAATCCAACAGCCTCAGCCTCAGCCCATAGACGCTCTCCAGTTCTAGAGCCGTACTGAAGCAATCGCTTACGCAGTTGCTGAGGAGTCATATTAGGTGTATCTCTAAGCATCACCTGAATTCTGTCATTAAGAGCAGAACGGAAGGTCATAGGATAAATCTTATCCCATCCCTTCATATGAGCATCTATGCCACCAATACGCATACTCATCCAAGCCTGACCGCCAGAATTAGAGCCAAAAGAACCGTCAAGTCTTGCAGGGATTCCAGCGTGTTGAATTAGGGTTACCGAATCTTCTGAAAACAAATCTGCCTTAGAATCAATCTTTTCCAAAATCTTTGGAATCAATTCCATTTTATTTCTGATTCCGTTGAGAAATCTAGGGTCTACTTGAGGATTATTAATCTTTGCGTTGTATTCTTCAGTAAGACTTCTTAGCATCTCAACATATTCAGCACGAAACTTTCCTGCAAATCCTCTTGCGTGAAGTTCTTCTGTTGCTTTTTGTCTTCCGTACTCTTCTCTAGGGCTGAAGTGAACACCACGGTCATAAGCCGCCTTAACATCCTGAGCAACTTCGTGCATAGCCTGTTGTTGCTTCTGGAGTTTCTGCTTACCAGCAAGCATAGCCTGTTCTGGCGTTGCGTATGAACCAATACGCTCACCTCGTCTGTCGTAGGCAACGACCTCGCCATCAAGAATCTGATGGAATCTGTAGCCAGTTTTGTGCTCCCAATGCTTACCATTAGGGGCTTCCCTGTAGGTCATCTCAGCAGGTGAGAAGTTTCTGCCGATGTCTGGGATTGCATTCTTGGGGTCAAAGCCAAGAACCTTTTCTCCAGTTAGTCGGATGTCCTGCATTCTTCCAATTGAAAGCATCGTGTAGGCGTTCAAAGCATCGTAGTAGATTTCGCCAATAGGATGATTAACATAGACATCGCCAGCACCAAGGGGAACGCCAGCAACTTGATGCATAACATCTCTTCTCTTTCCTCCATTGCCGTCTCCGTTGTCCAACAGGATAGATGACTCAACCTTTCCACCAGCAACATCTTTACCCATATTGGTTATATACTTGATGTAGTCGGCTTCAAACAGCATAACATCTCCGTTCCATAGGTCTCTTACCGAAGGATTAGACCACATATTTTTCGCCCTCTCGCTATTAACCCTGAGGTCAAGGGTGTGTGCAACCATTGAGACCTTACCATTCTTGCCAACCTTTATGTCAACGCTAAGAAGAACACCAAGTCTGTTTGTGAAAGGAACTTCGTCTCCAGTAATTCTTGGTACATTTGGTCCAGTTTCTACCGTGTGCGTAGCACCCCAGTATCCAGACTCAAAAACTGATTTGTCTGGATTCATAGCAAGAGCCTGAAGAGTTTTAATCTTCTGACCCATAGCAGGTGAGATATGCCCAGCACGAATAAGTCCAGCAACATCCTTGTCAGACAAGTGACCAACTAGATTGCCAGCACCGTCTGTTTGTCTTGCTGGGTCAATGGCTAGAAGTTCAGCGTGAACAGCCTTGCCTAGTTGCAAGTCGTTAGAGAGACTTGTTTTCTTTCTAGGGTCTCTAGCCCCTCTTGCTCTACCAAGGTCGTCAAGACCTTTTCTGAGGATAAGTTCTCCTCTGGCTTTATCAGACATCAAGGTCAGGTCAATTCGTCCAGTTCTGTTTTGATTCTGAGTCATCTTCAAGAAGTCAGAAATCATATAGTCAATAGAGCCTACCCTGATTCGCTTCCCGCTACTGTCTCTGAAGGATTCAGACAATGACCTGCCTTGTTTAAACGAAAACCGTGGGTCAAGGGCAGAGCGTTTGTTTTCAAAGTGGTCAATAAATCTATTAACCGTTCTGTCCATTACTCCACGAAGACCTTCGTACTTACCAGCAAAGAATAAGAAGTCGGGTGGTTTAGCACCAACGAGTTCTTGGAAATAATACGCACCGAACTCTTCAGTAAGGTGTTCAAGTAAAGGCTTTTTGCTATTTACCGTAGCCTCAGTCAATGTGGCTTGACCTGTCTTTTCGTACTCATCAACAGCCCTATCAGCAAGGTCTGACAAACGCTTTGCTTCGGCGGCGTGTCCAGTAGGGTCAATGCTTTTATCAACCTTGTTGTATGTACGCTTCATATACTCCCTAAAGAAAGCCTTACTTTCATCTGGGTTGATAGAACCGCCTTCAAGGAGTTTACCTGTTGCGTCTCTTACGCCAAGAAGGTCGTGCTTGAGGTTCTCAATAAAGTGCGGAGTCATAACCGCCTTACGAAGAATTAAGTGAAGCATTTCGTGTGGAACTGTTCCAGCACGGAATCCAGATTTAGCACCCTTTGAAAGTTTAGTGGTGTTGATGTGCATTGTTACCTGACCATCAGCGGCTGTTTCCATCACAACGCCTTCCATATTGATGTGCTCAAACTGAGAAAGTTGTTTTGGTTTTGTAGGGTCTGTTTTATGTATACCAGTTTTCCTATCAAATCCGTTATCATCTAAGAACTTAGTGTGGTTAGCGTCATTTCTGAATTGAAATCTAGAGTCAGGAGCAAGACCGTCAAAGGCGACAACAATGCCATCCATCATCGGCTTAGTTCCTGTCATCTCTCCAATCTTTCTGAATAATTCATAGGCTTGAGCAGTATGATGTTTCCCTGTTTCCTTAGCACCCTCAATGGCGTACTTAGCCATTATGTCTGCTCGTTCAATGGTCTTAGCACCTGTGGCTCTAGAGAGAAGCCCACCAGCAAGTCCACCAACGCCACCAAGAGCAATGCCAGCCCCAGCACCCTGCCACATACCTTCAAGACCGTTATTGCCGTAGCCAAGCCCGCCACCAATGACAGCACCGTAAGCCGCACCTTTTGTTATGTCAGCAGACAATGAGAGAAGCGGGTCAGCGGCATTAATTACCTTAAGCAAGTTCTGTGCAGAAGGGGAAAGAATAGCCTTGTCAGCCTCAAGAGCCGCCTTAGCATAAGAAAGGAATCCTCTTGGACCTCTTTGTATTTGACCACCAATAGCACTAAGTGCTTGACCAACACCGTGTGCAACACCTCCAGCAACATAAGCATTGGAGATGTCAGAAACAATAGGAACAGAGTGTCCAGCAAGAGATGCCGCACTAGTTCCTAACGAACCCATACGGACGGTCTGACCAATTTCTCTAGCAGACATACCAGTTACAGTTTCTGCCGCCAATGAACCTGCGTTGATTCCGTAATCAATAACTCCTCTTGTTGCACCGCCAATCAATTCAATTGGTTTTCCAATGCCATATTTAAGAGCACCACCAATTAGTCTGTTTTGGATAGCCCCTGCACGGGCGGCAAGCATAGCGGCTTTCTCTCCCATACCAATAGCACGAAGCCCAA